TATGGTCGATATTAAGTCAATCGGGTTACTTTTGCTCCAGTTGGTATTTTCTCGACTTTGAATTTTTTGTTGTTCTTTTTGCTGTAGTTTGAGGCGGTTGCTCGAATTGAGTTTAGGTCTGACAGTTCAAACTCAACCGACTGATTAAGTTCAATGTTACTCAGGTTGTATTTAGCCATGAATTTTAATATTAATCTGAGTGTAAAATTAATTAATTTGAAAGTAAAAATGAAAGCATTATTACTAATTAATATTAACAATTTTTTGTGTGTAAGTGAAGAATCTGTGATGGGTGTTTTTGGGTAACATATGTATGAACATATGTAGCGACATATGAAAAACATGTCATTTTGAAAATGGCACTTTTTGGAAAAATGGAAATGTTAAAAAATGGAGATTTCGATGTAATTAAGTGATTTTGAAAGAATTATAAAATAACATATGTTGTATCATATGTTCAACATATGGAAACTATAAATAATATTATATAATTATAGTTTATAGGGTATAGTAAAAAATAAAAAAGGCGTGCGAAAAAAATTGAAGTTTGGAGGGTGATTTTGGGTGATTGTTTTGGCTCTGAAAATTAATATTAATTCGTATTATCCGTGTTAGCGGGTTTAATATGAATTAATATTACCGCCTGTCGCTTGCATAGTTAATTTATAGGAGCGTTTCTCCGGTTTTAAATACATACGTACTACTTTGATTCTCCGGTTCGTTAAATCAAAGATTTTTAAAGGGGTGTTTTTTGGGTTGATTTTTGGTAAATTTTTGATTCAGGCAGCCGTCACTTTTTTTAGCCGTATCATTTCGTTAATAATTAATTCCTTGCCAGGGGAAACATAAGAATTTCGTGTTACCTCCTCCGTGTTGCCAAGCATGTCAGAAATTGCTGGGATGGAATAACCCTCCTGCCGCTTTCGGCGTTACTGATCGTACTCATAGAGGCTTCTATGAGGCCGGCCAACTCTGTTTGATTTAATCCAAGGACTGACCTTATAGCCTTTAGTTTGTCAGCCATCGAATGGGGTTTTTGTTTGTTAATGGTTATTCACTTTTAATTGTTAATAATTAATAGTACATTTAATATGATTTAATTTGCAATTCGTATTAATTCGTATTATATTTGTACACGAATTACTACGCAAATATATAAAATTAATATCAATGCAATCAAGCGAACAAGAAAAAAACAGGTGGGCCAAACTTTACGATCATGGGGATTATTCCAAAATAGCCCGTGAAATAAGCCCAAGCACCCAATCCTACCAGGTAAAAAAGGTCATGGATAGCGGTGAGGGGTCCCATATATATGTTTCTGCCATAACCCGGTTCTATAATAAAAGGGAGGCGGTAATGGCACAATTAACCTCAAACGAACAGGAGGCTTAACCATGAACTCAGGAAACCCAGCGCACGACGCAACAGACCATTTTAATCAGGTTGAGTTCGAGGAAAGAACCCGCATTGCAAAAGCGGTAAAATGTGACTTCTGCAAAAGAAACTTTTATGCCGGGGGCGTTCAACTCGAATGGGACTGCGCCTGTGATGACTGCGTGGAAGATGGGACTGTTCGGGATGAGTTAAAAGACTGCGGAATGTCCAACACTCTTATTGATTCAATTTTTAACCAATCAACTAAAATCGAACACTAAAAAACCTATGCAAAAAATTAAGCAGAAACACTACGGGAATATTGAAATAGACCAAAGAGAAAAGGATTGTATAATCGTATGGGGGGGGGTGTCTGGAGTAAAGATTAAAGACCCACAATGCATAATTATAGACCGTGATAGCTTAAACGAATTAATTAAAAAATTGCAAGATGGGACTAACTGAAAATCAAAAGAGAGTATTTCAAATGTACGCAGACGGATTGCCATATACTGAAATAGCTGCTGCATTGAAAAAATCAAAAAATAACATTCACTCAACCATGTGGTACGTTGTTGGTAAATACAATTTCGCCAACCCGACACACGCTGCTGTTGAATTAGTAAGAAAAGGAGTAATAGATTAAATCGAACACTAATGAATAGTTATGTAAAAGGGTTGGCAAAAGACTTAGTTTTGGTTCAACACCGTGAATTGATAAAAGAGTATTGCGTTCAGTCGGACGTGGACTTCTTTGTAATAAAGGAACTCAAATTGAAGGCTCAGGCACTTGAATCGGAGTTGAAAAACATCACCGGCGCATACGAATCCTCGGTAAAAGAACGGGAGTTTTTAATTGAAAAAGTCCACATACTCAGAACTGAACTTGCAAAAAAGCCAGTTGCGCAACCAAAGGACTGTTCCAAAGCTGAGGCCAAATACAATGACCTTCTTAAAGATACGCTTGAGTTGATTCGGCTCCAGGGTAATTACATGGCAACATACAACAGCCGAATAAAAGACCAATACACCGCTTTTTTAAATCAGTACAAACTAAAACACGTTAAAAAATGAGCATTGTGACTTTCATATTCGGCCCGGGTAATTACGGAGGATCCTTTCAGGAGGAAATGGCAGCAAAGCCGGTAAGACATAACAAGGTGCTTCAGTTCTTTAAAAACCTACTCAAAATCAGGAAAAATGGGAATGTTACAGCCTAAGCCTTACAAGGTGTTCAGAAACGGTGAATGGGTGCTTATTACTCCTCCTCCGGTTGAGTACAAAGGCGATGACCAACTGAAGTCAATACAGGTTACAAATAACGGACTATTTAAAAAATTCAAAAAACGCAAAAACAAAAAACCATGAAAGAGATCGAAAAACTACAAAAGGAAATTGAGAAAAAGGAGCATGAACTCGCTAACATGGAGCTTCAGATTAAGGCCATGACTGAATTACACGAGTTATTGAAAGCTGCTCAGGAAACCCGTAAACAAACGCTTGAGGCGCGCAAAGTCCTTCACCAAGTAAATAACAATTAACCCATAAATCTAACCCCCAACAATGGAAACAACAGAAATCACAAAACAACTTGACGAAAGCGTCCTTTCGGTAATTGGCAGCAAAACGCTGGCCGGATTTGAAAAGGCCGGAAAGGTTGCTCAGGCAGTATCTGACCTTAAAAAACTGCTTACGGACGAATACATGAAGCCGATAATGAACCTACAGGGCAACCGCTTAGGCTTCAGGACCGACAAAGACAAAAACGGAGGTTACCCGGTGGAGGTGGTAAAAAACTGCCTTATTGAAGCCGTCCTGATGGGATTGCAGCCAACTGGAAACCAGTTTAACATTATTGCCGGCAATATGTACCCAACAAAGGAGGGATGCGGATATCTTTTAAACCGGTTCCCGGGTTTATCTTACCGGATTGTTTGTGGTTTGCCAAAGGTGAACCAGGAAAAGACAAGCGCGGCCGTGGAGGTAAACATTACATGGAAGCTGAACGGCGAGCAAAAAACAGAGGTTGTGCCTATTCCGATTAAGATAGATTCTTATGCCTCTGTGGATTCAATCATTGGTAAAGCTACCCGTAAGGGCAGGGCATGGCTCCTGAGCGTTGTTTCAGGGGTTGAGGTAACGGACGGCGAGGTTGAGGACGTAAATCACAGGGTTGTGAGTACGGCTGTAAATTTCGATCCTGAGGACCTCCAGTTCATGTATGAAACAACGGACAAGGAACTGCAGCAAATCACGGCTGAGGAGGTTGCGTTCATTGAACGGGTGCTGAAAAACAAGGAGGTTCAGTCTTACGGAAAAGTTCACAAAATTTTAACAAGATAGGCCATGAAAATAACTTTATCAAAATCGACAAACACTCTTTTAGAGGAGTTTTATTGGGTTAGGTCGGATGATGGATCTATCACTAAGTGCTTCGTTAATGAGGATGAGGCTTTAAAGTTTTATCACAGTATTAAGATATCAAACCCAAAAGAGGAAATAATAATGGAAAAGGAGGTATCAGATGCAAACCATGATTAACAATTCGGCACGAATCGGCAACTTTACGAGCAGTAAAATCGGGGCTTTAATGTCCACCGGAAAACAAGCTCACGGCTTTGGAGTTCCAGCCATAACCTACATAAAAGAGCGCAATTTCGAACGCAAGCTGGGAAGGGCAATATCAGCCGAATCAAACGCGCGTCCATTGGCATGGGGCAAACTACTCGAAAAGCGGGTGTTTGACCTCCTGGGACTTGAATACATCCTTTGCAGCCATGAAACCATTATTCACCCAACGATTGAATATTGGTCAGGCAGCCCGGATGCAAGGAAGGATGATGGAACCGTTTGCGATGTGAAATGCCCTGAAACCCTCAAATCCTTCTGCATTTTATCCGAGTGCAAAACTATTGATGACGTAAGACAAAACCACGACAAAGGCGAGGAATACTATTGGCAGCTCGTTTCAAATGCGGTATTGACCAATTCAAACAAAGCCGAACTGATTGTTTACATGCCTTACCTCTCCGAACTTCAGGAAATCAGGGATTTGTGCTTTTCGGTTCCACCGGATGAGGCTTACAAATATTATTGGATTGCCAATGGTAACGACGAGGAACTGCCCTATTTGCCCGATGGCTGCTTTTACAAAAACATGCACGTTATCTCGTTTGATGTGCCTGAAGCGGACAAGGAACTTTTAAAGGAGCGGGTTCTCTTAGGCGGAACCATGCTTGAGCCTCACTTTTCAAAAACAGTTTAAAATGTCATACTACAATACAACATACCAAACCGGACAAACTCTTATCGAGTTCTCTGAAAAAGCAGACAAACAGGATTCGCTTGTTTTCGATGTTTTCAGATTCAATCCCGATAAAGAATTTACCCCGTTTAATGTTCAGTATGAGTTGCAAAAAATTGGCAAACATTATCCTATCACCTCAATAAGACGTTCAATCAATACGCTAACCAAAGATGGAAAACTCAAAAAACTTGAAAGGCTCGTCCTCGGAGATTATGACAGACCAAACCACACCTGGAAGTTTAACAAGGATTAGGCATTGGTGGGCTGATGTATTGCTCGATTGGGCTTTACAGGTATCACCAAAGTCAACAAAAGAAGGTAGAAGGATTAGGGAACTTGTGGCGGCCCATGATTCGCTGAAGTAGTTATAAAGCCAAAAATCAAATGTTATTATGCCAAAAGACCCAGCAGTACTTTTTTACACGTCGGACTTCCTTTCGGGGACGGCGTTTTTTACAGACGAACAGAAAGGACAATACATAACCCTGCTTTGCCAACAACACCAAAGCGATATTATACCCGAAGAACACATGATAAAAGTTTGCGGTTCCATAAACTCCCCGGTTGTTTCAAAGTTCAAAAAAGTGAACGGGGGGTATTACAATGTAAGGATGAGGGAGGAAAAGGAAAGGCGGTCAGCGTATTGTGAAGGCAGGAGGAAAAACAAACTGAACGGAAGTAAAAAGGAAAAGGAGGCTGAGAAACCTGAACCCGAACCAATGCCAAATCGAATTGTAGAAACAGGAATAATTGTGGGCGATGCTCAAAACTTACTCGAAGCCTATTTTTATGACTTTCCAAACTCAGTAAACTGCGAAAACATTGCAAGGATTCTGAAGGTTGAAAAATCCGTGTTGGTTGCTGCTCTCCCTGCATTTCGTAAAGCGGCCAATCTATCCTATCCCAACGGCATAAAATTCGCCGAGCATTTTAAGAACTGGTATTTGAAACAGAAAAGCAATGCCGCGCTTGTACCAAAAAAACGTAACCAAATATGACCCATAACATTGAAATAGAAAACGCCGTATTGGGGGCCATTATTTTGGAGCCGCATTGCCTGAGAATAATTCAGCCAATGCTTAAAGAGGATCTTTTTTACGATAATAAAAACCAGGCTGTTTACCGGGCAATTATGGCCATCCAAAAGAGGGGCCAATCCATTGATATTTTAACCGTTTGCTCTGAGTTAAAAACAACTCGCATGCTGGACTTTGTTGGTGGCGCTTATTACGTTTCCTCACTGACCCTGAGAATGGCCTCAGCAGCAAACATTGAAACACACGTTTACAAACTTAATGAGTGGTTGTTGATTCGTGAACTTATCAGGCTCTCAAGTTATATTCACAAAAGAGCAAACGAACCAAACGTGGACTGTTTTGATTTAATTGAGGAAGCCGGTAGCGAATTACGGTCCATGCTTCAGTATGTTTCCAACAACACAAAGCACGTTGGGGATATTTTCAATGCCATTGTGGATGACATAAATAAGTCGCTTGAGGCCCCAGGAATTGCCGGAGTTCCATCCGGATTGACAAAGCTGGACCAGCATACAGGTGGATGGCAGGACGGAACGTTAATAGTATTGGCAGCACGTCCAGGGATGGGCAAAACCTGTGTTGCCCTTCTGTTTGCAAAACACCCAGCCATTGCCTTAAACAAACCCGTGGCCGTGTTCAGCCTTGAAATGACCGCAAAGCAATTAGTAGGCAGAATGGCTGCCTCTGAAAGTGAAGTGAGTAGTTCGTCCATAAATCAAAAGTCCATAAGCCGGGATGAACTGCAAAAAATAAGCGGAAGCTGCCACAAACTTATTGGATCACCGATTTACATTGATGACACCCCAAACATCAAAATGGCTGATTTGCGAATCAAAGCAATAAAGCTGAAAATGGATTATGACATTAAACTCATAATTGTTGACTACCTCCAGCTAATGCACGGGGACATTAAAGGCAACCGCGAGCAGGAAATTTCATACATCACCAGGGGATTAAAAACGCTTTCAAAGGAATTGAACATACCAATCATTGCCTTATCACAGTTGAGCAGGGAAGTTGAGCGCAGGGATGACAAAAGGCCACAGCTTTCTGACCTCAGAGAATCAGGCTCCATTGAGCAGGACGCAGACATTGTAATGTTCCTATGGAGGCCGGAATATTACGACCTACACCCGGACGGTTACGATTACAAAAACGAAACCATACCAACCCGGAACTTAATGATTATAGACATTGCCAAAGGACGTGAAATTAAGACGGGAGAAATAGCAGCCAAGTTTTATGGGGAATACATGATTGTTTCTGATTACGAACAGGCTCCGTCTTTGGAAACGGTTAATCCCCTCGAAACAAACACAGACTTTTTAAACCAATAATATGAAACAAACCCCAATACTATTCAGCACCCAAATGGTGCGGGCCATACTCGAAGGCCGCAAAACGCAGACCAGGAGAGTGATTAAACCTCAGCCTGACGATACCGGGCTTCACAATCACACAGACTATCCGATGTCGATTGATAGCAAGCTGGAAGGATGGATAGGAACAGTTGAGGAAACAGGAGAGACAAAAGAGTACGGCCTTAAATATTACCCCGGAGATGTTTTATGGGTTCGCGAGACTTTCCAGTACAGGGGATTAAATGGCAATTTAATTGGATTCAGAGGCGAGAACGGAAACAGCGGTTTCTTATACAAAGAAAAGGATGCTGAATACCAAAAGTTTCCTGATTTTAAATGGGTACCATCCATCTACATGCCCAAAGAGGCTGCACGGATATGGCTTGAGATTGTTTCGGTGAAGGTGGAGAGGCTTCAGGACATAAGCGAACAGGACGCCCTTGCTGAAGGAATAGAAACAACAAAAGACCCCGATGGGCACGATTGTGTAAGGGTATACGGTTTTAAAGAAAACATGTTTGCAAAGCTATCTCAGTTTTCAGCCATTGAATCATTCGAGTCATTATGGAAATCCATCAACGGACTTGAATCCCTCGAAGCCAACCCCTGGGTGTGGGTGGTAGAATTTAAACGTATAGAAAAACCAACGTCATGAAAACAGAAACCCTCATTAACGCCGCAATAACAGTCTGTATTATCGGGCTTCTCATTTGCACAGTCCTCTTGATTAAGTCGTGTGACAAACCAAACGCAATTTCTCCAAAGCCAAAAGCACCTGACACAACAAGGACAAAGGATAGCTGCGATTGGTGCGGGGTAATTAAGACCGATTCGGTTGAGGAATAACGGTATCGGGCTTTGCGTTCGGGCAGGATTTTAACCACAAAAGATTATTAGAAGTATGAAGCAAAATATAACCACAAATGTTCAATCGGAGCTGTTCGCCCTGCCTGACGCAAAATCCGTGTTAAATGCAGGTGCGGAGTTTTCGGAGTGCGGTTTGTATCGTTACAAGCTATGGCGAATTTGGGATGAAAGTTTGCCACTTGCAATGTGTATCGGATTAAATCCATCCACCGCAAATGCAGTCAAAACAGACCCAACAATTACAAACCTCACTAAGATGCTAAAACTACTTGGTTATGGTGGATTTTATATGATGAACCTCTTTGCATTTATCAGTTCAAAACCTGCTGACTTGCTTACGTGTGCTGATGCGATTGGAGAGAATGACAGTAAGCTGAAAGAAGTATCTCAAATATGCAGCGAGGTAATTGTATGCTGGGGAAACTTTAAACAAGCAGATGAAAGAATAAAGCAGGTTTTACCTAACTATCCAAATGCAAAATGCTTCGGCAAAACTCAAAGTGGCAAACCTTTTCATCCTTTAGCGATGATGTATGCAGGGTTAACTAATGAGCCAAAACTTTCTGTTTACGATGTCGGTAGCACTTGCATTTAACGTTTTCGGGCTTGGCGAAGTTGCCGAACCGAATGTTGAATTGAAAAACAAAAATTGAAATTATGGAACAAAGTTTATTTGAAAACGAAAACGGCAATTTTGCCAAACCCGTGTTAGGTGCAGTACGGGTTAGAATGATGGATTATATGGTTCACTTAAAAACAGATGCACACACATTATACTTTGAAGTTTATCCAGTTCAAGATTGGACACATTTGCCAACTGGTAAAGAAGGAACAAGTTACATTGATAAAGAAAATGAACCAGATGAACGAG